GCGTAAAATTATACAATATTTTTTAAGAGAAACAGAAAAAGGAGTTTTTAATGGTTCATATGTTTCTAAATCCGTAGGAGGTGAATGTATTAACTATAATTTAAAGAATATTCAATTGATGGATGAAAAATTGTATAAATTTAATGATCCTCAAATTAATGCCAAAATTAGATGTTGGAAAGGTATTAGTTCTACTGAAACTCAATACGGGGATTGTGGTGCACCTATGATTGTGGAAAGCGATTTTGGTTATTCAATCCTAGGTATTCATTTTTTAATTAACACTGAGTTGACTAATGAGATCTATGCAAATAGTATTGATGGAAAGTTTATTGAACAGGTTTATGAAAAATTGTTACCTTTCAATATCCAATCTGGGTGTTTTGATCTTATAAGTTCTGACTCTATTAAGAGACCAGTATTAGATTTACACAAAAAATCTGTGTTTCGATATATTAATGATGGAAGTGCGGAAATATATGGATCTTTTGCAGATTTTCGTGGTAAATCTAAGTCTAGAGTAGTTGATACTCCCATGAGTAAGAAATTACCTGTAGAATATAAGAAAAAATTTACTGCGCCAGAAATGGTATCTTATGAGCCATGGAGAATTGCTGCATTAGATATATTACAACCAGTTCAAATGAATACAGAAATTTTAAATGAGTGTATTAATGGTTATATATGTGATGTTAATAAGAAAATAAATCCAGATAATATTAAAAATATGTTGATGGTTTTAGATGATTTTACTGCATTAAATGGTGCTCGTGTAGCTTATATTGATAAAATCAATAGATCTACTAGTGCAGGTAATCCCTGGAAAAAATCAAAGAAACATTTTTTAAAATCGATACCTCCAGCTCATGGTATGCAAGACCCAGTAGAAATAAGTGATAAAGAAATGAATACTCGTATAGATCTTATAATAAGCACTTATTTGTCAGGTGTTCGTTGTAATCCTAATTTTTGTGCTCATTTAAAAGATGAGCCAGTTTCATTTAGTAAAGCTAAAGCGAAGAAAACTAGAGTATTTACAGGAGCCCCTTTTGACTGGTGTGTAGTGGTTCGTAAATACTTACTTTCTTTTTGCAGATTATTACAGAATGAAAGATTTGCTTTTGAAGCTGCACCAGGAACAGTAGCTCAATCTCTTGAGTGGCAAGAGATTTACGATTATATTGTTCAACATGGTGTCGATAGAATTGTTGCTGGTGATTATAAAGCATATGATAAAAAGATGAGTCCTAAAGAAATATTAGCTGCTTTTGAT